TGGAGAAACTGAACTATCAACACCACCAACAACCGCAGGGCTGAAAGAAGCATCAACGTATCCAATAGTTAGATCGTTAGATCCGTTTTCAATAACGACAGCTGTTTGACTTTGTGAATTCACAGTCAATCCAAGCATCTTCGCATTGCGAGCAAGTTTTTGAAGAATTGCAGCAGAATTTGCCATGAGTTTAATCTCCTTTTAATTTCTTGAGTTTGACTCAATATTTATTTAATATACCACATGCATTTAGTTAAACACGTGGCTGTCACCTTTACTTAAACTTATTTGTCACCACACATCACAGAATAAAGCTTTTCAAAACTCATGCTGTGACCACAGTCCCTACATTTTACCTGGTGTTTTGCATATATTTGCTCTTTTCCACAATTATCGCAACAAATATACTTAAAGCCTGGCTTAGAATTTAAAGATTCTGCTTGAATAACAGAACCATTAGTTCTAGAAGTAGGTGCACCAGAGCCATCGTAACCAGCCATTAAAGCCTTATTAAGACCTTGTTTTTGTTCAACTTTTTTAGGTTGCATATTCTTATACTCTTCCATAACTTTTTGAACATATGGATGAGATTCAATAGCTTTATGCCCACCTTCTTTTAAAGCATTCCAAGAACCTTTTAAACCATTATACCAACTATAAACAAGCTGATGCTTACTCTTAGTTTTACCTTTATTTCTATTGTACATAGATATAGCAAAGTCGGCAGCTAGTGAAGGATCACTGTTTAGTGCTTCTGTGAACTTTTTATGATTCTTATTGATATCTTTAGCAGCTTCAGCTAGCTCTGGATATTTTTTAGCTAAATCTGGATCTTTTTTAATAATGAATGCAGCTGAATGTGGCATCATGCCAAAGATACCGCCAGCAGTATGACCTTTATGAATACCTACATTCACAGTCTCATGCTTTAAGTTTTTACCACCAGATGATTCAATTTTGCCAATTGCGCCAAGCATTGGGTTTTTTGTAGCAACTTCTTTATAAACTTCTTCAGATGAAGGTTTACGTTTAACTTCTTGTTGTACTGTTGATTTAGGAGTATTTGCGTATTTTGTATAAGATGGGGACATAGTTAGACTTGTGCCAACAATTGCAGCACCAATCTTATCTTTTAATCCCTTATCTAATTGCTCATCTTCACGAAGTAGTGTCATCATTTCGTGAATTTTAAGTACATTATTCTGAATCTTTTGCTCAATAGCTTTTTCAAGAATTTTTTGCTTAGATGGGATATTGATTTCGCCCTCTATTCCTAATCCTTTCATTAGATCTACTAATTTTAATAAATTATTTTGAACTTTAGTTGCAGAAGCGTCTCTAACTATATGACGGAAAGATGGTACATCTGTCTCAGCTAAGTGCATCACTGATTTTATCAATAAAATATCAGTCGATTCATCAGTGTCAGATTTCTCTAAGTTTAGAGGTTCAACTAAGGTGTTATTGTTAGCAGGAGTGAACGTTAGTGCGACTGAATGGATTTTTGTTCTTGCTAGTAGAGAAGAATCAGAAATTCCTCTAGCTACAACACCACCTTCAACGGATGCCTTCATCATAAGGGGAGTATCTGCTTTGTGGATGTTTCTTAATATAGCAGCAGCGGCTCTAGCATTAGGGTGATCTTCGTCATCGTAAAGATAACCTTTAACATAAATAAAAGGTGCCTTTACTTTTTCCCAATAATATTCCTGACGCTCATTTTCACAATCTTCTCTTTTAAAGATTTTTTTAGCACCAGTTACTCTACCAATAGCATTAAAAAAGCCTTTACCGTGATTATCATTTAATCGACCACGGCCGGCTATAAGTTCAGAAATATCGGCACCTTCAACAGAAAGCATCTCACCTTGAGTGTCTCTGAGCTGGGAGCCAGCAATCATATCAATTTCTAAGGGTTTCTTTTTCTTTGCCATCCACCATAGATTATACTATGGTCCTGAGTTGGCACATTATCGGTATATCTTATAATCTACTGAGCTATCTCCAGTAACTACTGGCTCAGTATCGGACTTAAGATCTTTAAAGGATTCATGGTTTCTCATTTTTGAGAGGGCAGTTTTTTCTATCTTTTTAATAGTCTCTACAGAAACATTTAAAAGGGCAGCCAACTCTATATCAGAGACCTGCTTATCTGAAGTAAATTCAGACAGATATTTAAAGAAACAATAATGGGCAAGTTGGTGATCAACCGCCCAAGGGCATCCAGGTAGAAGCGACTCTTCCTCCTCAGTCAACTCTCTACCTGCATTTCTAATAGCTTTTAATCTAAGTACAGCAAGGGGACACCAATTCTCTGGCATATCTCCTAGAAGTCTAGGACATCTTTTATCCATTTTGCAAATTGATGCCTTTGACATTAGTGTGCAACCTCTTCTACTTGTTTAGGATCTTTAATTGCAAGTAGCTCAACTTCATGTTGAAGTCCATTAAGTTCGACAGTTACCTTATCCCCCACTTTTTTACCAGTTAAGGCAGAAATTAATCCTGGAGATCCAGATTCGCTTAATTTTAAACGAGATCTAAAGATACCGGCATCAACACCAGATGCATCCTGAGCAGTAGATGTAATTGTAACAACACTATCATTAGAAGCAAGTTCTGCAGTCACTAAACCATCACGCTCATCAGCTTTTACAGAAGCTTCTTCAAAATCTTTAAGTCTTTGCTCGTTAGCAATTTTATTTAAAGCATTAACATCTAAATTAAGATGCTTTTGAAGAGCAGAATATTTATATTGCAATTCATATAATTGATTCAAAGCTGAACCAAGGTCTTCACCGATGGCTTTATTGTTTTGCAGCAATTGTTGAACCATCATTTGAGAAATACGACCAGCCATTTGCAAATTCTGCATTTCTGTCTCTAATTGAGCAATACGGTCAGCTTTTGGCGGAACACGAAAACCTTTTTTCATCATTAATCTCCTTTAATAGCCTTTTTATACATAGTTTTATAAAACTTAATTTCATCTTGTGTTAAAGATAGTTCATTAGGGTCTGAGCCGCCAAGCAATTTGCCTAACTTAGTGTTAAGAAAGTTTCTTAGCTCTACTTCAAGATCATCATATATAGGGCTCTTTGTTTTTAAAATTCTCTTAGATAAGATCTCATTGATAGCATTAGCAACTTCTAATTTATGTTGCTGCGGCGTTTTGTTTGGGTATTTAACAGAAGTGTTGCTAATAGGTTTAGCAGTATCAACCTCAGTAATTGAGGTTGTAGTTTCACTTACAGAAACCTGTAATGTTTTAGATTCTAACTCTGAAGCTTTACTTTGATCTACAATAGCTTGAGCATCTGGAAATTGTTTTACAAAAGTTTGTAGGGTTACTTTTTCGAAGCCATATTTTTGAGCCATTGAAGAATATAGTCCACGAGCTCTTGTAAATTGTGCTTTATCTAAAGGTTCTTTATTATCTACACATCTCTGCCAATGAGCTGTTAAATTATCATCAGTCATCCAAATTCTTTGGACGCCAACGGAATCTTCAACTTCTCTTAAGATTTCTATTTGTTCTTCATCTAGAAGAGGTTTTCTTCCAAAGATTTGAGGCCAAATTAATTCACCATAGTGAGTTCTATCTAGAACGATATCTTTATGAGCACCTTGAGATAAAAGATCTATCATTTGTTGAAGATAATTATCAGATGATGTACCTTTAGCAGGAGCTGAGAGGTGAATAGATTCAAATCCTAATGATTCGAAATAGGTAGCAACGGTTGATTTACCTGTGCGATCTAAACCTTCAAGTAGTACCAATGCCATACAATCTCCTTCTCAGAGATTATACAAAGAACGGATTGAACTTCATTACTAGTTCTAGAGCAGTTTTTTGTTGTATTATCTCTAATTTATATAATACTTTTATGACAGATAGATAGTGATTATAGTGACTTTCTGTCACCATAATCCCATTAACTATATACAACTTACTCTTCATCTAATTTATTTAAAGGGTTAGCTACTACTTTGCCGCCAATATTAGAAGCTTTAGAAGCTCCAAATTGTTTAGCTGAATCTGCTAAAGCATTCTTACTTCCATGGTGAACTGCTGCCGCCGCTGCTTCAGCTTTCATCTTTTCCATTTCCATTTTATGCTTTTCTTCTTCTCTATTGTGAGCAGCCTCTTTATGAGAGTGTTCCTGTTCAGCCTGTTTCATCTGCAACTCTTGTTGCTGCTGTTCAGCTTGAGCTTGAGCACTTTGAGCTGCTTCTTGTTTTTTAGAATTTTCAATAGCTAAAATAGTTTGTTGCCAGCTCATAAATGCTGGGTCACCAGGAATATACTGTAGTTCTTTACGAGTCGCTGCGCCTTTGTCACCAAAGAATATTTCTCTTATTTCGCCTCTAGTATAGTTCTTTTCAACAAGTGCCCAGAAAGCTTGATTAAGGGGTAGGTTTGCTGCGGGAGTATTTAATTTCTCTTTTTGAGACTGAATAAGTAAGTCATTCATAGACTTAAATACTGTCATCTCAGCTTGCATTTGAGCTATCTCAGTTTGAGGTGTCTCATCTGTATATCCAGTAAAGATGAATTTATATTTATCAGCTAAGTTTTTATCTATAGCTGGTAAAAGTTCACTATTAATCATGTCCTCTAAGAACATCAATATTGGATAAAGACCTCTCTCACGAGAATACATGATCTTATATTCGTTATTAGATTGTTGAGCAGGTGAACGACCATTTGCAGAAACTAGATAATCAAGACCTAATTCTACAGGGTCAATCTGAAACATAGAGCAAACAATTCTCATTAAATGGTTATTGAAATTGATGTATTCCATCTCTTTCGCAGAACCAGACATTGGAACCCATTGAACCTCATCTAGACCAGCTACAATTGGAGTTCTCCAAGCATGTTGAGTACCAGAGATCGTGTTATAGAATTGTCTACGGAAATTCATTAATTGTGATTGGGTAACAGTACCTTTTAAATGTAAAACCCCTCTAGCTGCATAACCATGAGTAAAAAAATTAGCATTATAGTTTTCAACATTTAGATGATTCGTAACGTTGATGATAGCAAGTTCTAATGGAGAATAGCAATAACCATTAGAGTCAGCAAAGTTTTGAGGATTAAAGTTCTTGAATATTAAGTCTTCATCGCCAAAATGAGCTAAAGGTTGCATATTATAAGACATCTGAACATATTTAAAATATTCATTATTTACTGAATTAACTTCATATTCTTGCTTAGGGTCATTGTCACTTAATGGCTGACCATAAGTTTGTTTTGCGGATTTTTCTTGTTGAGCAATCTGATTCTTAGACATTCTCTTATTGATAAGATATATATTCTCAGCAGGAAGAGGTCTAAATCTGTGTAATCCACCTTTTCGAGTCTTAACTTTTTCAACAGCAATATGCCCAAAAGTCAATGCATCTCGCACAGTTAACTTTAAGAACTCACCAAACAACATTCTGTCTTCTACTGGTGTTCCTTCTTTTCTACCGCAATGATATATAAAATCCTCTAAAGAAGCGATTTCAGCTAAATCATCTGCAGAATACTCTGCATTAGGTTCTTTCTTGACGAATCTAAAACCCATCTCATGGCGCTTATGATTTGGTCTAGAAAATCGCAATAATGTATCGACTCTGGCTTGAATGATGGCAGAAACCAACCAATCTCTAATAGAGACTTCTTTTAAAGTTCTATTAGTAAGCCTAGACATCTTATGTTTATAATTTATTTGACTAGTAAGGTTCTCAAAATATGGGTCATCGATAATGGCTTTACGGCCGATATTCTTAGAAGAATCGATATCTTCTGCTACATCAGGTACTGCATCAGCGGTATAGTTTCCAACCTTAGTATCCCCTTCCGAGGGGACAGGAACGCCATCCGCCTTTAATAAGTCGTTAATTTCACCTTGAATCTGTTTTTTTAACCAATCATTAATAAATCCCATATTAAACCTTATCACTCTTCTTTAAGTTTTCGTACAAAGGAAATATTTGTGAGCTCCAAGAAGTGTAGAGGTCACAAACCTGTTCATTAACTAGGGTATCATGTGATCTACATGATACATTATACCAGTTGAGTTGCGCAATGCATCTCTTTGTTCATGTAGTTGCTTTATTTGTTCTGTCAACTATAGTGGAGTTGCATTTAACTTTTGAGCTTGCCTAAAAGCCTCTCTAGCGGCTCTTTCTGGCTTATGTAAAGCATCATACTCTCTACTACGGCGATAATCCTCTCTATTTCTTTCTTGGTGCCTTCTTCTAGGCTCTCTCGCTTTATCTAAGTTATTTATATAGTAATTGCGCTTATATTCTTTTTAATTTTGCTTGTATGAAATTTTACAGCACTGCTTATATCTAGATTTGGCTCCAAAAGAGCCGTTTCTTTTACGAAAATCAGTTAATTGTTTTTCTTGATTGCAGGGGCCATTACGTTTCTTAAACATTCAATCATCGTATGATGTTAACTAGAATGACCATAAGAAACCGCCCTGACTACCGGAGTCATCATCATAGTCATCGTCTAAATTAGACTTTATACCTATTTTACCTAATTTAGAAGCATCCTGTTCATTTTGATTAAATGCGATCCCGTTTACGTTTGCGAATTCCGCTGCAGTAGGTGTTCTATTGAAGGCGCCGTTATTATCTCTTAGACCTTCTGTACTATCAAATTCTAAACCACCACCCAGAATTATATTAGTTTTACCTAATAAAACTGTAATTGGATATCTAAGCGCATCCAACCAGTGATCGTTTTCGGTATCAGGTATATCTGTAACTAAACCTGCAGCATCCAGTTTATAGTGATATAAGCCAAATTCTTGGATTATATGTTGAGTAGTCTCTCTAGCTAGGAATAGTTTTGCTTCTTGAGTACCTGGAACCTTCAATAACTTTTTAATTACTTGTATACCTGTCATGATTTCTGGCTTTTTAGCATCATTGTGAGCAGGTAATCCAGCTTTTCTCATTTCATCTATTGCGCCCTGATCCGCTTGATCCGGCACATATAATTGAACTCTGTATTTTAGATGGTATTTTGTCTTTATATGGTGTATCCATGTAGGAGTAGAGATTTGTGTCATGCCGTCTGTTTTAACCACATACACATTATCTCTCTTATCCATAAAGAAAAACACTACAGTATTTGGCGATGAATATCCCCAGTCAATCCCAGCATAACATGGAAGAGACATTTCGTGGCACTTATTCACAAATATGTCATGTGTACATAGACCAGGAAACTCTTTTCCTGTCAATATTTGCCACATCTCATTCCAATCCTTAACGTGCACCTTCTCATCAAATTCTCTAAAGATGATTCCTTCTACTGAAGGTTTTAAGTTCATTAGCTGAGCAAGAGCCCAATCAGCTCCACCCGCTTTAACTTTTTGAATTAAGTCGATATCTAGGTTTTTTAACATTGGT